TATTTACGCCATCTTTTCCACCTGCGCCACCACCACCTTGACCTCCTGCACCTCCCACAGCACCGCTAGTAGGGTGAGCCGCCCCACCACCGCCACCACCAAAGTATCCAGATGCTCCATAACCAGTAAAGGTAGAAAATAATCTTCCCGCACCACCTGCACCGCCTGAACCACTAGAACCATCAGAACCTGCCGCACCTGCGCCACCGCCGCCAGCACCCGGATCACCACTACTAGTACCACCGGCATTACCATATCCTGTTGCGCCTGTTGGGGAAGTTTGGTTTGAAGAGCCGCCAGCGTTTGGTGAACCGTATCCAGCACCACCGCCACCAGAACCACCAGCAGAACCTGTTTGTTGTGCGCCACCACCTGCGCCTTCACCACCTCTGCCACCGCCATTAGCGGTAAGCACTGTAGTATTAGTGCCTTCTCCGTTTATATTAAATACAGAGTTAGTTCCATTTGTTTGCGAGGCTCCACCAGCGCCGACAGAAAGGTCGTAGACTGTTCCCGGTGTTACGGCATAAGTCGCATCGTGAACTACTCCACCAGCACCGCCACCGCCACCATAATAATGATTTCCGCCTCCACCGCCTCCGCCAACTACAAGAACCTCAACAGACGTAACACCCGCAGGGCAAGTCCAAGTATGAGAACCTGTAGTGGTAAACGCTTCTATGCCATACGGAGTTGAATACTTTTGATAGAACCCGTTAGTTCCGTAACTTCCGGTGTACTCAATAGGAACCCATTGGTTAGTGGCTGAATTGGTTTCGCCAAAGGATGCGGGTGTAAGGGCTTGGCCGTCGATGAAGTGAAGTTCTGCTAGGTAGCCGTCATAATGAGCGCCATCGCCAGTGTATTCACCTACTTTATGTTCATAGGTGCTATTTATATTTAAATCAGCATCTTCGGCGGGATAAGTTTCAGTTCCAAAATCAGTAACTTGTTCTCCATTAACATATACCTTTGCTCTGTTAGAACTTGTTGTTTGTGTCGTATCAACAGCAACAACAATATGATACCAAGCAGAAGGGTCACGATATTTTGCGCTTGTTCTTAAATCAAGATTATCTGAAGAACTTGTTGTATTTTGAATTTTAAGATTGTCATTTGAATCAAATGCTATATAGCACTTGTTAGCACCCGCACTGTACGCTTCAAAAAACGGATGAAAAGCGCCCATGTTTCCGCGCTTAACCCAACAACTCCATGTCCAAGTTTTTTGATTACTTGCGCTACCTGGAGTTCTGTTTAGATAAGCAGAATCGCCATCATCAAACCGCAACGACTGTTCTATCTCATAGCCAGTATCGCCCTGACCAGATGAGCCAGCAAGTATGTTATTAAATATAGGCATTAGGAATAGTTAAGAGTAGCCACCGCATGAATGTTAGACGAGTCAAGAATAACGTAATCAATTCTATCTACTGCTCCTGCTGTCGTAGTTAATGTAGGTGCAGTTCCTCCTGCAAAATCCCAATCAGTTCCCCAACTGGCGGTTCTTGATCCAGTACCATCCTGCGTAATAAAGATGCTTCCGCTTTGTCCTGCTGTGTCATTAGAAGGATTCGCAAACGTAGCATTGTGGGCAAGAGTGACACTAAAGTTATTGCTATTAGCCATGTCAATAGTAATACTTGCGCCAGATGTAAGAGCAGTAATCTCTCCACGCTGTCCTGCCGTCCATGTATTAGCAGTACCGACTGCGGCTTTAGCATCAATCTGGGTTTGAGCATTAGAACTGAGAGAGTTAATGTACTGGAATTCAGTATTAGATACAGAGCCGTCTGCAAGTTTAGCGGCATCTATACCTGTGGCTACCATAGCGTCTTCTACAGCACTGTTAGCAATAGTTACTGCGCCAGTGTTTGCCATCGTAACATCACCGCTAAGAGAAGCGGCAGTAAATCCTGTGCCATCACCAATAAGGAGTTCAGTGTCTCCTACTGCTTTGTCAGACGGATCACCTGATGAGTTAGCATCTCTAACCTTAACGGTATTAGCCGCCATGTGAGCAAGTTTAGCATTGGTTATAGACTCGTCTGCGGCAGATACAGCGGCCCACGCTACACCATTAGTTGCACTAGAGTCGGCTGTCAGTACAAGATCGTTTGCTCCAACTGGAAGTCTTGTCTCAGAGTCTACAGTATTGTAAACAAGCAAGTCACCTTTCGTAGTAAGTCGGTCAGGAGCAAGAACATCCACCGCCTGCCATTCGTTAGACGATGATGAGTATTTAAGATATTGGTCGTTTGTAGGTGATGTAGATGTTACCGCGCTACCTTGCAGTTTAGTAACTGTAAACGCACCAGCGTTCGTCATAGATACGTCACCGGAAGGAGCGGCGGCTGTAAAGCCAGTACCATCACCGATCAGAACTTCACCATTACCTACAGCCTTATCTGAAGGAACGCCACTAGAGTTAGCATCCCGCACTTTAACTGTGTTAGCGGCCATGTTAGCCAACTCAGCATTAGCAACGCCCTGATCTTTAATAGTTACCGCACCAGAAGATACAGTAAAGTTATCAGTAGAGAATGAGGCTACGCCTTTATTTGACGATGTGGCTTCTTCTGCGGCGATTGTAAGAGTCGTACCTGTCGCTGAAGTATCAATACCCTCGCCACCAGTAACAGTAAGGCTTTCTGAATCAAGATCAACGTCGATAGTGCCGCTGTCAGAGATAAGGTCCAAATCCTGCGCTGTAACTTGGGCATCAACATACGCCTTGATCGACTGTTGAGTAGCAAGTTTAACATTCGAGTCGGATGCCATGTCATCTTCATCTTTGATTCCTGTTACTGTGGCTCCATCTCCCGCTACATTAAGAGTGCTAAACTTACCTGTAGACGCTGTAGTTGCGCCAATAGTAGTTCCGTCAATAGTTCCTGCATCAATGTCTACACTGTTACTTGTCTCTGGATCAATAGCCAGAGTAATCCACGCATCGTTTGCTTGGTTTCTAATCTTTAATAGATTGTTTGTAGTATCTAGCCACACCATGCCCATAGACTGTGTAGCACTACCGCTAATGGTTGGTGCGGTAGCCTTTGCAACGATAACCTGCACTGCCTGATCTGGTCCCGCATCATTAGTTCCGGCAGGAAATGTTTTCTTCAGAACATTTTTAACAAGACGAAGATGATCGTCACCTTCACTTACGTTATCGCTTGAAAGCGGGTAGGAACTATTTAGATTTGTTATATAATTTCCAGACTCAATACCCATAATTTATATCCTAATAATATCCAGAGGTGTTCATCACCCTTAATTCAGAGCCAGAATGCCTATCTTTATCATCCTGCTCCTGTAAATCAGCAATAGCCTGTCTCAACCCTCGCTCCCACACCGGGATGCGTTGATCGTTCATAAGGAATGGTTCGGCTTGTAATAGAGTTCCGTACAGATAAACGTCAGGAGCGTTAAGTATAACCCAATTAGTTGTAGTTGCGTCACTAAGACTGTCAAACTTTTTATAGTAGGTCATTACATAGTTATATACACTGTCTGGCGTAGGTCCAAAATATATCTTATCGCCAATAATACTGTATGCGCTAGGTTTACCAGAGGAACTACCCGCCCAGATTCTATACAACATCTCTGGAGTCATGTACTGAATAGAAGTAATCGGGCTTGTATCTAAATGTATTTCCCGCATCTGGACGTATCCAGTAGGCAAGTCGTAAGCCTTTGTGCCAGACACCGTAGCATCAGTCACAATCGTTTCCATCGCCCTAAGACGCAATACTCTATTAAACACAGCCTCATTCAGCGCAATAAACTCTGGTATCCGGTCAGACAGATCATCTCTGTCCAACCAGTTAGCCACAGCAGTCTGAAGAGTTGAGTACGAATTAATAGCCATTAACTATTCTTGCTCTTAAACCAGACAGAGTTGTTGATAATAGGCTTCTGATCGTTGCCTGAAAATGTAGGTTGGTATAACCACATAATTAAACCCTCGTAGGTGTAGTCCTGAAGTATTTGTTTTCAGGATCATTCAAATATTTTGCCAGTAGTTTGTCATCTTTCTTGATTGCGTCATCTGTCTCTTTGCACCACTGTTCCCAGACATTCATTGGGATTGACGCTACGGTAACTCCGTTATCAGTTCCCATTGCAGACGCTTTACCAAATGTAAGTTTGTCGCCGTAGTTATTTAAGTTAAGTTTGTTTCTTTCAATAATAGGCTGTACATCTTGGTAAGTATTAATAGTTGCTGTGCCGTCAAGATTAATATCCAGTTTCCAAGGACGAGAATCTGGAGAGTCTAAGTTCCATCCTGATGAACTCATAACGGCATTGAACCTCTATCTTCTGTAATTTCTTTAAATTTCTTGTGAACATTCTTTGCATGAAGTTTAGCATCTACAGGCTTCTTGTCAGTTTTGACAGACTGTTTAGCCTTCAATGCTTTCTTAAGTTCTTTCTTAGTTACCATTACATCTTTCTCCCGAAACCAAAAGGTTATAATCCACTTGTCTCCGTTTTCTGGAGGTAGTCCCATATGCAATGATGCAGGATGCGGAACCTTGTTTTCATCAAGGTTGCCAAACATAAGAACCCTGCCTTGTACGGCTTGTATTGCAAGTCCTAAAACAGGAAAAACTGTGCCACCACCATCACGCACATCATTTAAGTACGCAATCATAGTGACACAGCGATTCCCACCTTCTTTTATCTTTGAAGATTCTGGCATCTCTCCCATTTCATCAGGGAGAAACGCATCGTAGTGAGGTTTATACTCCTGACCCGGCTGATACCTTTGAATACTCACAGGTTCCAACCGGGTAGGAGGTAGACCGCACATACCGGACAACGCTTCAACAACACCATCTAACACATTATTGTCACCGTAATCAAAGAAAGCACCTTTACTGGTTCTTGCTTTATCTTGGATATACTTACCATCACGGTTTATTAGATTATCACCAAGCCCTTTATTTTCGGCAAGGTTGATTATGTGTTCACATAAATCAGGTGAAAGCACATTATCTTCAACAACAATCGTAGGAGTGTTATTGTATTTTATCATTAAGCGTCTTTTACTCCGATA